AGAAGCTGCACCCGGACGCGAAGATGCCCAAGCGCGGCACGAAGTACGCTGCGGGGTTTGACCTGTACGCCGCCGAAGAGTTCGATGCGCCGATCTTCGAAGAGCAGACCGTTCGCATTCAGACGGGCCTCGCCTTTGAAATTCCTGAAGGATACGTTGGCGTGGTGTACAGCCGCTCCAGCACTGCCCTCAATGGCCTCATCATCACGCCTTTGCTTGTGGATGCCGACTACCGCGGGCCCGTCTACATCACGGTGAAGAATGCATCGGGCAGGCCGTACATCGTTCATAACGGAGACCGCATTGCCCAGATGCGCATCGAAAAGCTCGTTGACACTGAGTTCGAGTGGGCTGACGAGCTTTCTGAGACTGCGCGCGGCGCGGGCGGTTACGGGGCAACCGGAGCATGAAAATGAATGAAGAGGAAATTCTGCAAAACATGGATTACGTCTCCGAGCAACTGGTCGGAGCGGCAGAGGCGATCAAGGCCGACACCGATGAGCGACGTTTCGACGAGGCTTACGATCCCATGTTGCGAGACGTGATGATGATGGCGCGGGAACTACTGCACCTGCGTGACCTGCTCGACGAACTTCGAGAAGGCGAGTAACCCACAGGCCGACACCTTGACCGAGGCCGCCGCCACTTCCTGCGAGGAGAGGAGGGGACGGCGGTCTCATCACATGAAGAGGACATGATGAAAAAGTATTCCGATAAGGGGTGGAACTGGCTAATCGACCACTACCCGCATGAACCTGGTCGCTACTGGTTCGAGGGGTTCAACCCGGTCGAAGGCTACCCCAACAAACCCGACCTGACGCGCAAGGACATACACGTCCTCGCCGATGTGGACGACATCACTCACCCGCTCGACGCGACTGCCGTGACCAACGGCGAACCTTTGTACAACCTCTTCTTCTTCGCCACCCTGCCCGGTGCTGACAACCTCGTTCGCTTCAAGCGCTTCGACGAAGAGGCCGACCTGAGGCGCGTGGGCATCAAGATGTGCGCAAAGTCGATCGACGAGTTTACGAAGGGCTTCAGGCTGTTCGCCAACGCTAGCCGCCAACAAGGGCTGTTCGATCTCGGCGTAGACCTGCTCACGAACCCAGAACTCATCAAGCGCCCCGACTTCCGCTACTCGAAGATCGCCTACGACGCAATGCGTCAGACCGACGGTAGCAGCGGGGCTTTCTGCATGGGCTACCTGACGGCCAAGCACCTGAGCGAGTCGTTCCCGCCCGCCACCATCCCGACACTCGCCGAAACTTTCGCAAAGGACATCTAATGGACAAGACCAATCCCAAACACTACCGCGACGCGGCCATCACCCTCGAACCCATCGACCTGTGCGAACTGCTCGGGTTCAACCTCGGCAACGCGGTCAAGTACATCGTCCGCGCAGGCCACAAGGACGGCGAATCCGAGGCCGACGATCTCATGAAGGCCATGTTCTACCTCGACCGCGAGATTGATCGGGTTCGCAAGGTAGAAGCCCCGGGAGGATACTCTGAGGTCGCCCTCTGGCTCGGCCAACACTTCGCCCTGAGGAACGGCTACCTCGACCTCCTCTTCCCCACGATCATCGAGCAGGAAGAGGACAAGATCAAGGGCATGATCGAATGCCGCAAGGCCGTGGCAAAACGCTACGCAGAACTGACCCGTCGATAAGGAGACATCATGCGGTCGAACTCAAGGGGCGACATCATCGCCCTGTGGATGCGCGGGTACCTCCGCGCGATCCCCACATCTAAGCTCGGGCTTCTCTGGCTCGGGCTTTTCTTTTACTCGATCGTCGTGCCGACCTCGATCGCGTGGGAGCGCGGCTTCATCATGGGCTTCAACTTCTGCTTCCTGATCGGCGCACTGGTGATCGCCACGAAGATCGCCTACGACTTCGTCCAGGCCACCTCTGGCGCAAGGTGCTTCTGGTGTGCAGGATCGACGGCGTCGAGTGCGGTCGCTACCGCCTCGTCCTCCCGCCGGGCTTCGACACATACGAGGAAGTCCAAAAACAGCTCAAGGGGCAAATCTGAGGAGACGCCAATGCCTAAGTCAAAGAAGCCCAGAAAGAAGGGCGCGCACGGACGGGAGCAGGCCGCACGCAGTCGCCTGCTCCGCAACCAGTTCAAAGACCCCGCCGAATGCCGCCGCCTCGTCAAGATCGTCGAGGATGCCCGAACGGCTCGGCACAAGGGATCCGCGCAGCTCGGCTACCTGTTCGCGCTAGCCGACCAGGATTTCATGGTCGAACGCTTCATCGAGGCCTTTATGGCACTCGAGCGTTGGCAGACGACCGAGGAAATGGACGACTTCTCGCTTGTCAACTCGATGCTGATGATCGGGGCAATCGCCTTCCTCAAGGTCGGCGTGCAGGAGTCTGAGCGCCTCGAGGAGATCCGCCGCGCGGCCTATGCCGCAACCCTCGCGATCGACCATCGCAACATGGGCCGCCGCATTCCTGACGAACTGATCGAGGACACCCGCGAAGGCCTCACTACGGCACAGATGATCTTCGAGGCCGCGACCGCCAACGGAATGAATCAGGAGCTGATCGAAGTGCTGAAGGAAAACGACCCCGAACACATCGCCAGTACGCCCGGACGATTCCGCGAGCATCGCCGCCTGATTCTCGGGCACTACCTCGAAAAGGTTCAAGCCCTCGAGGCCGCGCAGGCCGAACGCGTCAATCACATGAAGGTGACGGGCAAGCTCCCGCCGCCTCCCCCACTACCCGCCAACTAGGAAACCATCATGAACAGCACCGCAACGCACCACGTCGAACAGCTCCTAAAGACGAACCCGCACCGTGAGTTCACGGTTCCCGAAATCGCCTCACTGGCTCACCAGCCCAAGGCCCGCGTGAACGCCATCCTCGAAACTTTGGTCGGCAAAGGAACCGAGCTGCACGTCCGCACAGTCCACGGCCTGCTCCTCGTTAGCTTCGGCGGACGTCTCTCCTTCGCAGAGGAAGAACGAAACCGAAGGCTCGAGCGCGAACGCCTGAAGGCCGAAGAGGCGAAGCGCGAAGCAGAAGAGGAAAAGCGTATGCGCGTCGAGCGCATCGAAAATGGAAGGATGCAGGCCGAAAAGATTCGCATTATGGCCGCCCCGTCCCCGAACTGGTTCGACGCAATCGTCTGCGCAGGAGGCGCTCATGCTTGACGATGAACGCGAAATCATGCTGTACAAAATCGTGAGCTTCCTCCGCAGGCACGCGAAGCAGGAATTTTCCACAGCTCAAATTGCCGCGCAGGTGAACGTACACACGGGATTCATCACGAGCAACATCCGCACGCTGAAGGAACGATTCGCTCCGATCTACGTGCGGGTTTTCAACTCGATCCACTACCTGAGCATGACCGATCACAGCACCGGGCAGGCGCACCTACACAGAGAGGTCGCACGCGAGAAGCAGGTGCGGCAAATCCTGGAAGGTGCTGCGCCAAACTGGTTCGACGCTCTGGCCACGCCCGTCGCCCCGGTGCGGGATGACGGCGAGATGCAGGCGGCAGTGGCGCGGGTCAGTCAACTGGCAGAGAAGGATCTGCACGAAAAGGAAACGATGGCCGCCGTGATCGACATGATCGACCGCGAGGAATTCGACCGAGCCGAGCGTGCCCTCACGGCGTACAAGGCACAAATCATGAGCAAAGCCGAACTAATCGCGGAGGCGATCGCACAGGTGAGAATGGCAAAAGAACGGGAGGTATTTCAATGGACGGGTGGTTAAGCAAAAAAGAGGTCGGCGAGTACCTTGGCGGGAAGTCTCCGCGCACCGTAGACCGTTGGATCGCGAAGCGCATCATCCCTCAGGGCAAGCGCTTCCCCGGCGGCCTGTTTTGGCGCAAGGACATCATCGACCAATGGCTCGCCGCGGACCAGTACGCGACGAAGTGCACGAAGGCGCTCAAGCTCCGCGAGGCCACGCCATAGCGCAGACAATCGGCAACCCACAGCCCGCCACCGCACCACGGTGACGGGCTTTTTCTTTGCCCGTCAAACCTGCTCCGGGTACACGGCGTCCGCCCATTCCTGCATCAGAACCCTGCGAGCGTCTAGGAGGTCGGAGCGTTGATACGCCTGAACCACGGCACTCCCAGTAGCGTGCATCAGGCTTTTCTCGGCCACAATAGGGTCCTTCCCGTTCTCCGCGCACCAGTCACGGAATGTCGAGCGAAAGCCGTGCATTGTCCCGTGCCCGAGCTTCTTCTGGAGAACCACGCGGGGCGTCTCCTTCGAGATGTGCGAGCCGCCTTTGCCGGCGAACACATACGGGGAATCGTGCGGGAGCATCTTCAGCATGGAAACGAGCTGCCGGCACAGCGGGACGCGGTGCGGGTATTTCTTCCCGTCCTTTCGTCGCTCGGGCGGGCAGTGCCAGACCTCCCTGTGCAGGTCGATCTCCTCCCACTTCGCGGGCACGAATTCCCCGACGCGGGACGCGGTCAGCGCCCCAAACAGAATCGCGCAGGCCGTGATCGACGTGGGCGGTCGCCACTCATCGAAAAGCGCGCGAGCCTGGTCGAACGTGAGCGCCTCGTGGTGACTTTCCTTTTTCACCTTGGCAATCGGCGGCAGGAACATCTCAAGGTTCCCGCGCCACAGGGCGGGATTCCCTCCGCTTCGCTTTCCTATGACTATGGCGTAGGCGAAGACGGCCTCAAGCCTGCCGCGCAATCTGCTAGCAGTCTCCGGCTTCGTTCTCCAAATCGGCACGAGTACTTCAAGGATGTCGTCTCGGCTCACGTCCTCGACCGACAGCTTACCCAGTACAGGGAGGGCGTACTGCTCGAGGGTCGATTGCCATTGTGCAGCGTGTTTCTGATTTCGCCACGCCTTGCTCTGCACGATGACGGGCAGGGCCTCGGCAACGAGGTCGGCGAAGGTGAACGGGCGGTCAACCTCCGC